GGTCAGCGTGAAGCTCTCGCCCGAGGGCAGCGCGTAGCCGAACACCAGCTCGCACGGATCGCCGTCGATGGCCTGTTGCAGCAGCGTCTCGTCGGCGAAGCGGACCACCACGTTGCCGGTGAGCGCGGCGATGCCGGGCTCCACGCCGGCGATCTTGCCGTCGGCGCGGATCGTCTCCACCCGGTCGAGATTGTTGGCATAGGTGATCTCGGCCGAGACCAGGTTGCCGAGCGCCGCGCCGTCGCGCTGGACGCTCCCGTTGAAGCTGCCGAAGCGTTTGAGCGCGGGCTCGCTCGGCGTGCCGGCCTGGCTCGTGGCGCTCTTGTCCTCACCCTGCGCGATCACGCCGACGGTCGCGGTCACGAGGCCCGAGCGCTCCATCGACCATTGCAGCTGGTTGACCCGGCAGCCGGGATACATCGCGTAATGCGGCACCTCCGGCAGGCCCTTTTCCAGCGCGAAGCTGGGCAGGTCCCAGGCGCCCGACTGGAACTCGTGTGTGTAGGGCCCGGTGCCGCTGGTCGTGGGCGCGCCGAAAGCGGCCTTGAGCCAGTGGCCCCAGGCCTCCGCGTCGATCGGGACCACCACGTCGCCATCGGCGGTGATGGCGTCCTTGACCGGCGCCAGCGGATCGCGGCCGTAGCCCAGCAGTTCGGAGTCGAGCAGCGGCTGTTCGGCGGCGACGGTCAGCCCCGGCGCGAACGGCATGCGGATGAAGCCGCTGGCCGGCGGCGTGCCGTAGACGGTCTCGAAGCCGAGCGCCAGCCGCGCCCGCGCCCCAAGGGATCGTGCCATGATGCTCTCCTGTCGCAGAAAGAAGCGGCCCGCGGAGCGGATCCGCGGGCCGGTGGGTCAGTGGTCGGGTGCCGGAGGTCTTCCGGGTATGGTCTCCGCCGCGCTCAGCTCAGCGGGTCGTCCGTCGTGTAGTGCAGCACCACCGCGATGGTCGCCGCCTTCAGGCTCGCCGCGCCCTCGACGGGCAGATCGACCGGCCGCGGGGCCTCCGCCTCGACCCAGTCGCAGAGCCCACCCAGCGTGCGGTCGGCGGCGAGCGCCGTGCCAACGCTGGCGGTCAGCGTGTCGAAGGCGACGTCACGGTCGTTCGTTCCTTGCAAGGGTCACCCGGACCCTTGCATCTGCTGCGCAGACCGGGCCTCACCCTGAACAACCGCCTCGATCTCGGCGCGCTGCCGGTAGTGGTAGGCCAGCGGCGACAGCGTCACCTCCGGCTCACCGGGTTCCCCATCGCGCAGGATCAGCAGGCCCTCGGCCGGAACACGCTCGGGCAGCACCTCGCCGCGCAGGACTGTGGCGGGCAGCGCCGAGAGCCGCGCGAGCAGCGCGGCGAGGATGGTCTCGCGTGGGGTGGGCATTGGTTATCGTTGTATTGAAGATCCAGAGAGGGTCCGTTTGAGCCCAAGTCTGCCCACGAACGACCATCAAAGAGCATAATCCGGGTCGTAGAAAAGTCGCCCCAGCCGTATCAGTGAGGAGCAAAAACGTTGAATGAGGATCAACCATGCTTCTTGAGAAAAAAACGATCATCATCACGGGCGCCTCCAGCGGCATTGGCGCCGCCGCGGCGCTTCTGTTCGCGAAAAATGGCGCGCACGTGGTTCTTGGTGCCCGCAGGGCAAAGGAGCTTGACTCGATCAGGGGCCAGATCATCCAGTCCAATGGAAAGGCTCTGGCCTTGCCGGGTGACGTGTCAGACCCCAACTACGCCGACGAACTTGTCAAACTCGCCAAATCGGAATTTGGCGGCCTCGACGGAGCCTTCAACAATGCGGGGAAGGTAGGGCCCGGCTTGACGGTCACCGAGACGCCGCCCGAGGAATGGTTCAACATCATGACCACCAATCTGACGTCGGCGTTCCATGCCGCCCAGGCGCAGATTCCTGCCTTGCTGGAGCGTGGTGGCGGAACCCTGGCGTTCACCGGGTCATTTATCGGTCACACTGCGACGCTACCGGGAATGGGGGCTTACGCAGCCGCGAAGAACGGCCTGATCGGCTTGGTTCAGTCACTGGCAGTGGAATATGGCAGTCAAGGCATTCGCGCTAATGCACTTTTGCCCGGCGGTACGCTGACTGCCGCGGCAATGGATGCGACCACAAACCCTGAAACCGAAGCCTTCATCGCGGGTCTTCATGCATTGAAGCGTATGGCGAAACCGGAGGAGATCGCGAAGGCGGCAATGTTCCTGATGTCCGACCTCTCCAGCTTCGTGACCGGCTCGGCCATGTTGGCCGACGGGGGAAATTCGATCAATAAGGTCTGAGCGGATCGCGGCCGTAGCCCAGCAGTTCGGAGTCGAGCAGCGGCTGTTCGGCGGCCACGGTCAGCCCCGGCGCGAACGGCATGCGGACGAAGCCGCTGGCCGGCGGCGTGCCGTACGTGGTCTCGAAGCCGAGCGCCAGCCGCGACCGCGCCCCAAGGGATCGTGCCATGGTGGTCTCCTGTCGCAAAAGTAAGCGGCCCGCGGAGCGGATCCGCGGGCCGGTGGGTCAGTGGTCGGGTTACGCGGGAGTGCCCCGGTGTCGTGGGCGCCGCGCTCAGCTCAGCGTGTCGTTCGTCGTGTAGTGCAGCACCACCGCGATGGTCGCCGCCTTCAGGCTCGCCGCGCCTTCGACCGGCAGATCGACCGGCCGCAGCGCCTCCGCCTCGACCCAGTCGCAGAGCCCGCCCAGCGTCCGGTTGGCTGCAAGCGCCGCGCCGATGCTGGCGCACAGCGTGTCGAAAGCGGCGTCACGGTCGGCGCCCTGGATAACGGCCTCGATCTCGGCCCGGTGCTGGTAGTGGTAGGCGAGCGGCGACAACGTCACCTCCGGATCCCCCGGCTCGCCGTCGCGCAGGATCAGCAGCCCCTCGGCCGGCACGCGCTCGGGCAGCACCTCACCGCGGAGGGCGGTGGCCGGCAGCGCCGAGAGCCGCGCATGCAGCGCGGCGAGGATGGTTTCGCGGGAGGTGGGTATTTCTTTTCACGCTACTGTGCAGTTGCCGAAAGGGTCCGCTTCGAGCCCAAATTGCTTGATGCTGCGATTGCACCAAGGTCCGCTATTCATTTTGCTCGGATGCTCGTGCGGCGGTCGGACCCGAGAAACAGATCAGGTTGCCGTCGGGATCTTCGACGATGAAAGTGCGCGCGCCCCAGGGCTCGGTCTTCAAGGACTGATGAAACTCGACGCCCCTTTCTTGGAATTCCAGGAACAGCGCCTTTGCGTGATCCAAAAGCAGTGTTGCAGAGAGCGCATCGCGCTCTGTTGAGCGAAATTCTTCCGCGAAGACCGGTCCCTCCACTCTCCTCAAGTTTAGTCGCGCGCCGTCACGCCCGACCTGAGCATAGAATGGCGGTTCTCCGTACGAGAACACGACCGTGAAACCTAGCTTTCCACCATAGAAATCAGTCGCAGCCTGAATATCTGCCACGAACAACTGGGGCTCCGCACCCGTGATCGTTGATGTCTTCGCTTCTGATCGTTCGTTCGCTTGCATTATGTCGATACCCTTTCTGAGCGCCGACCAGTTGTCGAACCCGTTTTCTCTGGCCACAAGCTCCTGAGCGTCGCTGAGCTTGAAATCTGCGGTGAAGACTTCTTTAGCGCTCAGGCTCCGAAATCGAGCCAAATGCTGGCTGATCTTGGTGGCGACAGGAAAGTACTCCTCACGATGCCATCGTAGGAAAAGCTTGGCCTGCTTCTTGAGGTGAACGAGGTTCGGCATCGGGCGCGTTTCTGAGACGTGGCTTCGCAGGTGGGCAATGCCCCTCCAGCCTCGTGGCCGATGCGCCCTGCAACAACAACACCATCGATACTCGAAGGTGGATGTGCCGTCAAACATCGCGCAGAGCGGTCGTTCCTGTGTCGAGAGTGGACGGCAGAAAAGTCCGCACAGCGGCCTTCAACCTGATCGCCCTTCAACCCAGTTCGCCACGATCAGCCCCGGCACGCTGTTGTGCGCCCGCTCGGCATCCCTGTCTAGATCGAGCCGCTTCGGCAGCTTGACCTGCGGGACCAGCAGGAAGATCGGCACCGTCGTACGACCGCGGCCGGTCTTTGACCGTGACGCGACGCCGAGACCCCGGTTGTTCAGACGCCCATCGGCGACGAGCAGGCTCGGTCCGCGGCGGCGGTAGACGAAGCGCAGGCGCAGGCCGCGGCGGCGTTCCCATTCGCCAGGGGTGATCTTGCCGCCGCGCAGGCCGCGGCCGGCGGCGGGCGTCGGGATCGCGAGCCAGAAGCCGGTTTTCGACCGGATCAGCGGGCCGGTGTCGTGGGCGCCGACTATGGCGGGCGCCTTCGACCAGACCAGCGCCGCCGCGCCGATGCTGGTGGTGCCCTTGGGCCATGTCTCCGCGCGGATGCTCCGGGCGAGCCGCTGGCCCAGCCCCGCGCCGGTGATCTGGCGGCGCCAGTCGGTCTTGAGCTGCCCGCCGGCCTCGCGCATCGCCGTGGTCACCGCGCGCTCGCCCGCCTTGATCTCAGCGGCCATGAGCGCGGCGAGGTCCGGGGTTATGTCGAGCTTCAGCTTCATGACGGTCAGGCCGGGCGCAGATCCACGGTCCAGACCAGCCGCTCGCGGTCGCGGACGGGCTCGCCCTGGATGAGGAAGGCCTCGCCGTCGATCTCCACCCGGTCGCCGGGTCGCGGGTTCGGCACTTCGGAAACGCGAAGATCCACGCGCGTGGTTTCCGACCAGATGCGCGCGTCGCCGAAGCCGATGGTCTCGTCCGCGCGGCGGGTCACCACCCGTACGAGGACGGGAGCGCCTCCCTCGGGCATGTACACCGCATCGCGGGCGATGTTGTCGTCGGCGAAGAGCGCCTCGAGCGCCATGGCCGCGGCCGTCATCACGTTCGCCGCGCGCTGCGCAGCACCTGCGGGCGGGTGCAGATCGGCAGCGGGTTCGACTCGATCTCGAGCCGCACCCACTCGTCGCGGTCGCGGTCCGGGATCATCCGCGCGTAGAGCGGCAGGCCCACGGTGTTGACCGTCTCGAAGGTGTCGGCGGGGGCGTAGTAGATCTCGAACAGACCCTCGACGCCCTCGGGGTAGAAACAGGCCTTGTCGGTGGGCACGCCGAAGCCGAGGCCCCCGCGGTAGCGGCGGAAGGTGATGCCGCCGAAGCTGACCTCCTCGCCGACGCGCCCGCGCAGATCCGCGGCGGCGGCGGTGTTGAGGTAGGTCTCGCGAACTTCCTTGTGGGCCACGAGATCGGCGAAGAAGGCCGAGCCGCATTCGGCGCGGACCTGCACCTGGCCGGCAGCGAGCCCGCCGAGGCTGTCCTCGACGCTCTCGATCAGGGCCTGGCAGCGCTTGCGCAGCGCGCCCGAGGCAGGGGTGGCGTTGTCGAGATCGAAGTCCACCTCCGTGGCCGGCGTGATGCCGAACTCGGCGTGATAGTCGATGACCGTCGCCCCGTCCTTCGGGTCCTTAACCACGCCCTGGATGCCGTTGAAGAGGTGGAACTCGAAGGTGGCCTCGGCGTCGTTCCTCAGCCGGCCCAGCTTGCGCGCGACCTCTGCCTGGACCTGCTGCACCGCGGTCTCGGAGCCGAAGTCGCGGATGGACTGGATCTCCGAGGCCCAGAGAACGTCCTGCTTCTTGAACTGGCGGCAGACGAAGGCGCGCATCTCGCGGCGTTCGGGGATCTGGGACTCGTAGGCCGAGCCGCGTTCCGAGAACGGGATCAGCGACAGCGTGCCGTCGCGGCTCTCGATCATGACGGTGCGGCTGCGCACGCCGCGGCTGCCGAAGAGGTTGGCGCCAGACAGGATCGCGGGCTTGTAGGGGATGTTCTCGAGCGCGCGGGTGAGCTCGACGATGGTGAAGGCATCGCCTTCGAAGATGTCCATGGTGGCCATGTGTGGATGGCTCCTTTCCTGCAAGGGTTTTTGTGGTGATCATGATCGAGCGGGTTGCGGTCATGTGTTCGGCCTGTCGGCGCGGTGCGTCTGACCGCTGGCCCTGATGAAGTCCGCGTGCCGGGTCCCAATCATGAGAATGAGCTACGACGCCCAGGCCACCAATGCGGGGTGTCCCAACGGCGGTTCTCCTTGATCATCATCATTCATCTCTGCCCTCGCAGCTCAGAGCGGCAGGTGTGGCTGCCGCTGTTTCGACGAGATCAGCCCATGGCCGGACGGCGGTAGACGTCGCCGCGCAGCAGAACCGCCCAGACGATGCGCGCTGTCTTGTTGGCGATGGCGACGGTGACCACCCGCGCAGGCTTCCTCTCCAGCAGCTTGCGTACCCAGATGCCGGTCAGGCTGGCATCCTGTCCGATCCGTCTGATGACCGAGGTGGCGCCATTGACGAGCAGGCGACGCAAATAGCCGTCGCCCATCTTCGAGATGCGGCCGAGACGATCCTTGCCGCCCGAAGAATTCTGCCGTGGAACCAGGCCGAGGAAGGCCGCGAACTGGCGACCCGAGGCGAATGCATTCGGATCGGGTACCGTGGCCACCATGGCCGTGGCGGTAATGACTCCGACCCCGGGTATCGTCGAAAGCCTCTGGCAGACTTCGTTTTCCCGGAACCAGGCAAGCAGCTGGCGATCGATCGCGCGGATTTCCGCCTTCAGCGCCTCGAGCTGGTCGGCAAAGCCGAGCAGCGTCGTACGCGCAGTCTGTGGAAGATCGTCATGATCACCCGCTCTCAGGTCCGCTATGAGTTGCTTGAGATTTTGCGGCCCTTTCGCCGCGATGATGCCGAACTCGGCCAGATGGCTTCTCAGGGCGTTCAGCATCATGGTTCGCTGACGGATCAGGAGTTCACGGGTCCGATGCATGACCATGACGCCTTGTTGCTCTGGCGTCTTGATCGGGACAAAGCGCATGTTGGGCCGGGTCACGGCCTCGCAGATCGCCTCAGCGTCCGCGGCGTCGTTCTTCTGCCTCTTCACGTACGGTTTGACGTAGGCCGGCGGGATCAGTCGCACGTCATGGCCGAGCGCGGCGATCTCACGAGCCCAATAGTGCGCGGTGGCGCAGGCCTCCATTCCGACCAGACATTGCGGCAGACCTTGCAGAAACTCGATCACTGCATTGCGCCGAAGTTTCTTCTTCAGAACAGTACGGCCTTCTGCATCGACGCCGTGGACCTGGAAAACGGATTTGGCCAGATCGATCCCGATTGTAGTAATTTCCATTGTGGATTGCTCCTTCCCTCTGTTGGCTTGCCACAGCGACAACATGGCAGATCGCGATGCCGTCGGGTGGAGCCATCCACACCATCATTGATGCCTCCGGGTCAGGGGTTGTGGGGGTGCGCGCCGTCAGCGCACCAGGATGCCCGCGCCGAGGAGCGCCGTATGGGCGGCGGCGATTTCGGGATCGCTGGGCGTGCCGGTGAAGATCAGGTCGTGGCGGTTGACGATGGCCGGGCCGCGGACCACCGCGACGGCCGGGGCGTCGCCGCCGGATGCATCGGCCTTGCCCCAGAGCACCGCGACCGCGGTCTCGGTGCCGTCGGTGGCATTGGGATCGTGCGCGGCGTATTTGCCCGAGGCGGTGATCTGGCCCAGCACGGTGCCGGGGGAGAGCGTGCCGCTCGCCACGGTGATCGTCTCGCGGGTGTAGTCGCGATGGGCTTCCCAGACGAGGAAGCCGCCGGGATGCCTGGACTCGGAAAGCGTGGTCATGGTGTCTTATCCCTTGAGCTTGAAGGTGCGGGCGATGACGTCGCCCCAGGGGCGGGTCGTGGCACTGCGCCCGGGTTGCGGGTGATGGGGCGTGATCTCCGGCGCGGTCTCGGCCTTCGCGTTCAGCAGCGCTGCGCGAACCGCGTCGAGGTTCGCGTCCTCCTCGAGGAACCGCCCGGCCATCTGCGGCTGGCCCGCGAGGCGGCAGAGATCGACGACGGCTTGGGCATGGGCGATGGCCTCGGCGCGGATGGTCGCGGGGTCGGGAGTCGGTTTGGTGGAGGCCGTCGCCGCTTCTGCACCGGCGTCATCGCCACCAGGATCGTTCGCCTCGGGCTGCGGTGCGGCATCGGGCGCCGGCGCTACATCGTTGGCGTCTTCAACGATGTCGCGTCGCGTCGAGGCGTCGTCCAGATCGGTGGTCTCGACCGCTTCGACCAGTTCGGGCGGTGCGTTCCGGAAACGCCCGATGTCGAAGTTGGCGGCGATGCGCACAGGCTCCGCAAGCTGCGTGGCGAGGCCTGCGTCCAGCGCCTCGTCGGCCGAGAACCAGGTCTCCGCGGCCATCAGCGCCGCGATCTCGTCCTCGGTCTTGCCGGAACGTGCCGCGTAGCCGCGCGTCATGCCGGCCGCGATCTTGTCGAGCGTGCCGGCCATGTCGCGCATATCCGCGGCCGTGCCCATGACGAGGCCGGAGGGATCGTGGATCATCAGGAAGGCGTTTTCCGGCATGACGATCGCGTCGCCCGCCATGGCAATGTAAGAGGCGGCGGAGGCCGCAATGCCGTCGATCCAGACGGTCACCGTGCCGGCGTGGCGGCTCAGCGCGTTGTGGATGGCGACGGCATCGAAGACCGAGCCCCCGGGGCTGTTGAGGCGCAGGTCGATAGGCGCGTCATCCGGCAGCGCGCCAAGCTCGGCGAGGAAGCCCTTCGCCGAGACGCCATAGGCGCCGATCTCGTCATAGATCAGCACCTCCGCGCCGCCCTCGCGGGCGCGGATCGTGTACCAGCTGTTCATGATGTCACTCCTGTTCGGTCGCGCGGCCCGCTGCCGCCGCATCGTCGTAGCTGTCGCCATCCGCCTCGTCGCCCGGATCGGGCCGCGTCGCCGGGGTCGCACGCGCTCCTTGGGTCTCGCCCGGGCTGGTGCGGTAGCGCAGGCCCAGCTCTGCAGCGCGCGCCGTGTCCGTCGCGTTCTCGCGGTCGACCTCCTCGACGTCGTAGCCGGTGGCCTCGACCACCTTGCGCCGCGAGGTGATGCCGGCCTCCATCGCCAGCACCTGCGCCTGGATGTCCTTCAAGGGATCGACCCAGTCCCAGCGGGGCGGGATCCACTGCACCATGCGCGCGGCCGCCGGGTCGGGCAGCTCCAGCCGGCCGGCGAGCTGCGCGGTCTCCAGCCAGCGTGCCCAGACCGGGCGGCAGAGCTGATGCGCGATCACCCCGTGCTGGAGCTGCTGCACCCGCCGGCGGAACTCCACGAGCTCGGCCCGCAGGCTCGAATAGTTCGCCTGGCGCACATCGCCGGTCACGAGGTGATAGGGCAGCCCGAGCGAGGCCGAGACGCCGAGCAGCGTTCGGTACTGGAACGCCTCGTAGCTGCTGCCGACATCGGCGGGGCTCGAGAACTTCACGTCCTCGCCGGGCAGCAGCACCTGCAGTGTCCCGGGCTCGAGGCTGGCGATGGCCGCGCCGTCGGGATCGGGCTCCTCCGTGCCCATTATGGGCTCTTCCGGCGCCGTCTTGGTGATGAAGCCCGCGAACATCGCCGCGGTCTTCTTCCGGTCGAGCTCGGCGTCGTCGTACTGATCGAGCAGGAACAGCCGCACCATGGCGGGCGCCACATGCGGCAGGCCCCGGATCTGCCCGGCGTCGAGGGGGCGGTAGATGTGCAGCACGTCCCCGGCCGGCACGCGCACCGTCTCGGGCACCGCCACGCGCCGATCCGTGCTGTCGCCGGGATGGGTGCGGCGGAAGTGGTAGGCCACGCGCCGGCCGATCGCGTCGAACTCGATCCCGCAGCGGATGCGGTTGCCGTTCGCTGCGGTCTCGGTCTTCTCGAAGGGCAGCATCTCGGACTGCAGGAGCTGCAGTTGCAGCGGCACGAGCATTCCGTCCTCGGCGCGACGGGGTCGGAGCCGGACGAAGCACTCGCCCGCCACGAACATCTCCCGTGCGACCATGGCCTGCAGCCCGTAGAAGTCGGTCAGCCCGTCCGCATCCGCCTCGTCCGTCCACGCGAGCCAGAGCCGCTGGACCCGGTCGCGCTGCTCCGCGTCGTCGATCAGCGACGAGGGCTTGATGCCGTCGCCCACCAGGTTGGCAGCGAAGGCCTCGCAGGCGTTGGCCGCATAGCCGTTGGTGACCACCAGTTCCCGCGCCCGCGCCAGCAGCTTCGGACCGCCCGAGGCGACCAGCGCGTTCACGTTCTCCAGTGGCGGGTTCCAGCCGCGCAGCCGGCGCCGGGACATCGCCCCTTCGAGCCGCGCGCGCACGCCGTCGGGGCCGCCCCGGTCGGAGCGGCGAAACCGGTCGAACAGCCCCATGGATCAGAGCCCCTTGTCGGTCGTCACGCGCAGTTGCCGCACGATCCGGCGCCCTTCGGCCGCGGCGATCTCGCGATCCAGCGCCTCGAGCGCCCGGTCGATCTCCGCCACGCTGCGATACTCCACGGTCTTGCCGTCATAGCTGACCCGCGCCACGCCCGAGGACCGCTGCGCGGACAGCGCGTCGCGGCGGCTGCGGAGTTCCGTCACAGCGGTCATGGATCACCTCACCCTGTTGATACGGGCCAATTGACGCCGCACTCACCACGCGCCGGTGGCGGTCACGGCGCGGCTCGGCCATAAGGATGGCATGGACTCTCTCGCCAGCAGATCGATCGCCGAACTCCTCTCCCTTCACGCCGCGACCATCGAGGAGCTGCGGGCGAGGAAAGTTCTTCGTTCGGCGAACAATCCCACCGGCGATCTTGCCGAGTACCTCTTCTGCGCTGCATTCGGCTGGGATCAGGAGAACAACTCCGCAAAGTCCTTCGACGCCACGGGCGAAGACGGGACCCGGTATCAGATCAAGGGACGCCGCATTCACCGGCGCAACGGTTCGCGGCAACTGTCCGCGATCCGCGATCCGGATGGGTTCGACATCCTGGCGGCCGTCCTCTTCGACGACGAATACAGGGTCATTCGGGCCGCCCTGATCCCGGCCCGAGTCGTGCGCGACCACTCGAAGTTCATCGAGCACACGAACAGCCACAAATTCCTGTTGCGCGACGCGATCTGGGCCGTGACCGGCGTCATCGACGCGACCGAGCGACTGCGCGCCGTCGAGGGGCTCTAGCCCACCTAGGACATGTAGCTCGACCTCCGCGTCTGCCGCCGAGGCACCGGGTGGGGAGCGGGCCTCGCTGGGGCCTCGCCGTCCGCCGCGGCCGTCTCGACCGCCAGTTGCCGCTCCAGGTCCTGCCAGCGCGCCTCGGACCATCGATCCGCCCCGGCGATCCAGGCGGCCGCGCGGGCATAGACCCGGCAGTCCAGCGCCTCGTTGCGGTCGCGCAGCTTCTGCCATTCGAGCTTCGCGAAGCCGCGCTTGCCCTTCACCGTGACCAGCTGCTCGGCGGTCAGCTGCTTGAGCCATTCGCCGTCAGCCCATGTCGGAAGATGCACCGTTCCCGGCGGAAACGGTGCACCGACGGCGATCTCTTCCTCCGCCGGTCGGTCCTGGCGCAGGAAGCGGTAGGTCTCGGCCTTGAAGGTCGAGGTCGCCACGCTCCACAGCCGCGCGCCGCGCCGCAGGCGCTTGCCCGCGACGGTCGCGTCAACGTAGGTGGGGCCTGTCACCGGGCTCGCGCGGTTGAACCCGTCGAGCCCCTTCACAGGCGCCACCTGCGCGAAGCCGACCTGCCGCGCCCAGCCATAGACCGCGCTGGTCTCGAACCCGGTGTCGATCGCGAGGCGCGCGATCGCCAGATGCTCGCCCGAGGCATGCACCCATGTGCGCCCCAGCAGGTCTGTCAGCTGCTGCCAGCAGGCCGGATCGCCGGGCCCGCCCTCGATCACCACATGATCGACGAGCCAGCTTTCCAGCCCGCGGCCCCAGGCCCAGACATCGACCTCGATGCGGTCCTTCTGCACGTCGGCGCCCGCGGTCAGGAACAGACCCTTGTCCGGCACGGTGCCGGGTTTCCAAGCCTCACGGCGATCCGCCAGCCGTTGCCAGTCCGGCGCCTCGCCGGTTTCGACCCATGTCTCGCCGAGGATCGTGTTGCGGAACGCCTTGATCGCCTCGTCCGAGCCTTGCGCCGCCTCCCAGGCCCGCGCGATCCGGCCCCAGCCCAACCAGCCCACCGGCGAGTAGAGCGCCGAGAGGTGATAGCCGACTGTGCCGGGATCCTCCGGCTTGGCCGTCGCGCGCCATTCCCCCGCTTCCAGCATCGCCGTCTTGTGGTGCTCCGCGATGGCCGCGTCGCAGCCCTCGCACAGGTATTCCGCGGTCTCCGGCCGGCCGGTCTCCCAGCGCAGACGCTCGAACTTCAGCCACTGCATCGCGCCGCAATGCGGGCACGGCACAAAGAAGCGGCGCTGGTCGGACGCCTCGAACTCCCGTTCGATCCGGCTCAGCCCCCGGATCGTGGGCGTCGAGACCAGAAAGACCTTGCGCCGGTGCGCGAAGGTCAGCGAGCGCGCCTCGGCCAGCGTGACCGGATCGCCTTCCTCGTCGGCCGAGGCCGGATAGGCGTCAACCTCGTCGAGAAAGATGTAGCGTGCCGGCGTCGAGCGCAGCCCGACCGCCGAGTTCGCGCCCGTCATGATCAGGATGCCGCCCGCGAACTCCTTCGACAGCATCGTGTTGCCCGCGTCGCGCGAGCGCGCCGGCTTGATCCGCTCCCGCAGCTCCGGGCTTTCCTCGATCAGCGGGTCGATCCGCTGGCGCGAGTTGCGCTTGGCCAGCTCGACCGTCGGCTGGACCGCCAGCATCGGGCCGGGCGCCTGGTGGATGGCGAAACCGATCCAGTTGTTGCCCGCCTCGGTCGCGCCGACCTGCGCGGCCTTCATGAACACGATCCGCTGCGTGGGATCCCCGGGCGAGAGCCGGTCCATGATCTCGCCCATGTAAGGTGTGCGCAGCGTGCGATACTGCCCCGGCTCGGCCGAGGCGCGCGACGACAGCTTGCGGTGCCGGTCGGCCCATTCCGACACGGTCAGGTCCGGGTCCGGCCGCAGCCCGGCGAGCCACGCCCGCAGAACATCCTGCGCCCCGTCGAAGGCCAGCGCGTCCGGGTCCTCAGCGGAGATCGGGCTGGATCTCGGCGAGGTCGTCGAGCTGCGATCGGACATGCGTCTCCAGAGCCTTCTGCATGGCGGCGGGCTCGACGCCCAGATCGGCCGCCATCAGCGCGGCCACCCGCGCGGGCCAGTTGACCCAGACATCGCGCTCCTGCCGCGCGAGGCGGAACACCAGCGCCAGCGCGCGGGCGCGGTCGATTAGCTCGCCCTTGAGCTTTTGCAGCCGGATGCGCCGTTCCTGCGCCTTCAGCACCTCGTTGGCCGTCTTGGCCTGCAGGAAGGTCGTGCCGCCGCCCGTCGCCGGCGCGGCCAGGCCCTGTTCCTTCAGCGTGTCGCCGACGGCTGACACCGCCGCCTCCGGCACCGGCTTGCGCTTCGGTTGGGGCGGCTTGCGGGCCTTCGACGGGTCGGTCGTCTCTGCGCGGCGCGCGTCGCTGGCGGCAGCGTCGATGCTGCCGTCGGCGTGCAGCACGAGGCGTCCGGCGGCCTTCGCCTTCTGGATCGCCCCGCGCGAGAGACCGACCCGGGCGGCATACTGGCGCTCGCTCAGACCCTCCATGCCGCACTCCGATTATCATTCGAAACCATGTGCTTATTGAGTTGATAAGCCTCCGCGCCGGAGCGAACGTGGATCCACGAGCACGATGCAACTCACCCGGAGCCACCACGATGACCACCCGCCTGAACCCGATCACCACCCCGCGCCACGAACTCCGCGCCGAGAAGGCGCGCCGGAACAAGGAGGCGGCCCTGAACGCCTTCATCGGCAAGAAGGCCGAAATCGACGAGATGCTCGCCCGCCTGCAGGCGCTCAGCGACGACCATTTCAACTGCGCCCCCGACGAGGCGGGCTGGGCGATGGTCGGCACCCTCGAACACTACGCCAGCCTCCTGAAGCGCATCACCGACAGCGCCTTCGGCGAAGGCGAGCACGCGGAGTGAGCCCAATGGAAAAAAGCACCATCCGCATCGCCATTCGCGGCCTGAACGAGCCTTGGGACACCAGCCGCATCCCCGTCGTCCTCGACGAGATCGAGAGTGCGCTCCGCGTGGAGGCGGACATTCCGACCCGCCTCATCGCCGACAGCATGACCATCGCCATCGACGTGGCGACGGATCGGCTGCCCGACGCTGCCGCGCTCCTGCGCGACCTCGGCCTGATCTGATCTCCGGCCCCGCCGGAACTCCTGCCGCGCCGTTGCGCGGCTCGGGGTCGTAGGAGGGTCGCGACGGTCGCGGCCCCGAAACCGGAGACCCCAGATGACCAAGCTTTCCGACACCCAACTCGTAATCCTCAGCGCCGCCGCGCAGCGCGAGGACCGCAATGTTCTGCCGCTTCCCGGCTCTCTCCGCGGCGGCGCCGCCGCCAAGGTGGTCGGTGCGCTGCTGAAGCGCGGGCTCATCGCCGAGACCACGACCGATAGCCGGACCAAGGCCGACGCCGCGCTCAACCGCATCTGGCGCAACGACGAAGACGGCCGCGCCATCCTCCTGCACATCACCGATGCGGGTCTCGCCGCCATCGGCGTCGAGCCGGACGGCGGCGACAGCGCGCCCACGGGCGCCAAGGCGGCGCCGGGTGCGGAGGCCCCGCAGAACGCTCCCGCCGAGGCCGACACCGCGCCCAAGGCGCGAACGCCGCGCACGGGCACCAAGCAGGCGAAACTGATCGAGATGCTCCGCGCCGAGGGCGGCGCGACCATCGACGAGATCGTGGCGGCCCTAGACTGGCAAGCTCACACGGCTAGGGGCGCCATGTCCGGCGCATTGAAAAAGAAGCTCGGCCTGACCATCACCTCCGAAAAGATCGAAGGAAGGGGGCGCTGCTACCGCATCGAGGACGCCTCCTGATGCCGCGTTTCAGGGTCAAGATCACTCGTGAGGTCACCGAAAGCACCTGCGTGACCGTCGAGGCACTGTCCCCGGAGGCGGCGCAAGCCGCCGCCTTCGAGACGCTGGCCGAAAAGGAGAGCGCCGTCTGGACCCTTGATGAGGGTTCGTGGAATGCAGGCCATGCCTACGTCACCGCAGTCGAGCCGACCGATGTGTGATGCCCGGCGCTATCGCCAACGCTCGAACAGCCGGCGCAGCAGGTAGCCCCGCGCCAGCGACACACCGGTGAAGGCGAGCCCGATGGTCATGTGCTCCGCGAGCCCTGTCTCGATCCCGAACCACGGGAACACGACGATCTGCGTGGCGATGGCCAGACCATAGCCGACGACGACATTCGTCGCGGCTTCGATCATGGACATGATGCGGCTCTGTCTCATCATCCAGCGCTTCCCGCGGCGACCCCGGAAGGGAGCCTCGCGAGAGCCGCTCGGTAAACGCCCGGGACATCCACGACGATTAGCGACTCGGGACGGCACCTCAGAACCGTGTAGAGGTCCTTTTCGGGAACCAGTCCAACGGTCTGTCTGTGTCTGCCCCTGGTCCAGTTCGCGGCAAAGAAGAACAGCCCCGAGCTCTCGGGGATCCGGTTCATCGTGCCGAGTTCTTCGCGCAGGTCGCCCGCGATCAGACCCATCGCGTTGATCGACAGACAGTGCGGTCGAAGCTCGTTGATGACCGCGAGGCATGCGAGATCGCGCCAATCGAACCAACGACGCTGACCGGGTCGGGCCTCTTCGGAGGGCCGGTAGTGACCACGCGCGATCCACTGGCTCAGCTCGCCAGTCGTCATCAGGCATGCGTCCGCAACCTCATGAATCGTCCAGCTCTTCACTCCGCCCCCTCATCCATCGGCCAGCAGTTCAGCTGCGAGAGTTCGGAGCGCATGCGCCGCGACCAGCGGGACCACTCCGTTGCCACAGAGCCGAAGCCGGTCCACCCGGTGGGCCAGCCCATCAGCGCCTCGACGAACAGCGGGTTCAACGTCCGGGGCGTGTCGCAGGAACGCCCGCCAGCCGTCGGCGTCACCAGGACCTGGCGGCCAAGCAGCCCGTTCACCGGCGTGTTCGCGAGGCTCGTCGCCCCATCCTTGTGATCCCGCGCCGTCGGCGTCATCCACATCCGCGTCGCATCGCAGAGCGTCGTGCCGTCGTTGGGCGGGCGCGCCGTCTCGCTGCGATTGCTCGTCCGGTTCCGCGTCCCCTTGCTGTCGCCCGCCAGTGGCGTCGGCCAGAGCCGCAGCATCTCGGTCCGGTTCCCGCCGCTCGAGCGCGTCCCGGAGCAGGCGCGCGGCGTCGGCCAGGTGGTCGTGCTCGCGGTGAGCGAGGATGAAGAGCCGCTCGCGCCGGTGGGGCGCACCGACTTCCGCCGCCGTGAAGAGGCCCGCCGCAAGGCGATAGCCCATGCCGACCAGCCCTCCGGCGACTTCGGGAAAGCCGAGGCGGAGATGATGGGCGACGTTCTCGAGGAACACGAAGGGCGTCTCGATCTCGCCGACGATCCGGGCGACATGCGGCCAGAGGTGGCGCGGGTCGTCCGTGCCTCTGCGCTTGCCCGCGACGGAGAACGGCTGGCACGGATAGCCCGCAGTGACGATGTCCACCGCGCCGCGCCACGAGCGGCCGTCGAAGGTGGCAACGTCGTCCCAGACAGGTGCCGGATCCAGGGCCGCGTCTTCCATCCGCGCCACGAGGATGGCCGCGGCGTAGGCGTCCCGCTCGACATGACCGACAGTGCGATATCCGGGGCATGCGAGGTGCAGTCCGAGGTCGAGCCCGCCGGCGCCGGAGCAGAGCGAGAGGCCGAAGAGGCACGCGTCGCCGGCTCCGGCAGGCAGGCCGGAGGAAGGTAGAGCCACGCCATCCACGTCGTCAGGCCGCGTGGGCCCCCTCGGCCGCAGCAGGGGTCTCGCCCAGCCGCTCGGCCTTCACCTCGGCGAAGGCCCGTCCGTCGCCGTCGAGGATCGCGCCGCGGCCGGTCTCAGCCTGCCAGCGCTCCACGGCGACATCGACATAGGCCGGGCTGATCTCCATCGCGTAGACGCGCCGGCCGTTGGCCTCGCCCGCCATGATCTGCGAGCCGGAGCCCGAGAACGGCTCGTAGCAGAGACCGCCGCGGGCGACGTGCTGGCGCATCGGGATCCCGAAGGCGTCGAGCGGCTTCGGCGTCGGGTGGTCGGGGCGCTCGTCCTTCGCGAAGGACGGCATCTCCCAGGTCGAGGGCAGCATCTGCTCGGCCACCTTCGGCGGGCGGTTCGGGCGGCGCCAGCCCATGAAACAGGGCTCGTGCTTCCAGAGGTAGTGTGAGCGGGTGAGGACACCCCGGTCCTTCACCCAGATTATCTGCTGGTGGACGAAGGCCCCTGCCTTTTCCCAGCAGGCCTCGAGCATCGCCTGGCGGCGCGAGGCGTGCCAGCAGTACCAGGCTGCGTCCTCGGTGATCGCCTCTGCCACGGCCGCGGCGATGAAGCCGTCGTAGAGGTCGGCGCCCTGCGAACTGTCGTCCCAGGTCGTGCCGTAGCTCTGACTCCAGTCCTTGTTGCGCGTCGGGTGGTTCGAGCCGTCGTAGTCGACGAGGTATGGCGGGTCGGTCGCGAACAGGATCGCCCGCTCGCCGTTCATCAGGCGGCGCACGTCCGTCTCGCTGGTGCTGTCTCCGCACAGCAGCCGGTGATCGCCGAGGATCCACAGATCGCCCGTCCGCGACACCGGGTTGCGCGGCGGTTCGGGGATGGTCACCGGCGGCACGGAGCCTCCGGCGCCACCTTCTTCTTCACCGTCCCCGTCCGGATCGAAGGTCAGCAGCTTGTCGAGTTCGCCATCGGAAAAACCGACCAGCGACAGGTCGTAATCGTCTGCGAGCAGGTCCTGCAACTCGGCCGACAGAAGCGCCTCGTCCCAGCTGCCGAGTTCCGTCAGCTTATTGTCCGCGATGCGGTAGGCCCGTCGCTGCGCCTCGGTCAGATGTCCAAGCACGATGACCGGGGCCTCGGTCAGCCCGAGCTGCGTAGCTGCCAGCACGCGTCCATGGCCCGCGATCAGCTCGCCGTCTTCGGCGACGAGGCAGGGCACGGTCCAGCCGAACTCGGCCATGCTGGCGGCGATCTTCGCGACCTGGTCCGCTCCGTGCTGCTTCGCGTTGCGGGCATAAGGCTGGAGCTTGGCCAGGGGCCACATCTCGATCCGCTCGGGGGCGAAGGCGAGGGTCATGCGTGATCCTGTCGATGCTGTTCGCGCTGTGGCGCTGGCCGCGCTGGACTCCGCGGCGTGGACTCCACCGAGGTGGATACCCTGGCTTCCGGCCGGACTCCGGCATCCGCGGGGTATCCACCCCGGGCGGCCCATCAAGCGTTTGCTTTCACAAGGACTTCAGGGCGTCTCGGGTGGACGCTATACTCCGGTGGCTTCCCAAAAAATCGGCCCTGTCGCTGGCGATATTTCGCGCCACGCCCGCCAGCATACGTTCCGGCCCGAAAAGGAACCGGAAAACAATGGCTTGGCGACCTGGACCCCGGCTGGACCCCGCTTTGGACCCCGGGAAGCCAGCGGCGGCGGGGCGTCCCGCGCGCGCCTCTCCCGAGTATATCCCGTTTGTAGCCCTCGGCCGGGGGTCGGTGAACCCTGTGCGATGTCTCTCCGAAAATTCGATCACAGGATGATTTTTCTTGACAGCCTGTCGGCGTTCTCGACGACGAAACGCTTCGATCGCCTCGTTGACGGCACACGTCCGTTGAGCCGCCAGGTGATCAGCGCGATGCCGTATTGCCAGTGCCGGTTGGCGGCCGGACGGCTCAACCCGACCTCCCAGCCGATCTTCTTCCACGGCGCATTGTTGGCGCGCAGCCAGACGATGCGGGCGTCGTCGCGCTCGAGCCAGCGCAGCCAGAGCATCGCTTCCTCGGCCTCGGTGATCTGGCGCGGGCTCGGCCGCGGGCGCTTCATCTCAGGCTCCTGGCCCACCTGATCGGCGAAGCCGTGGAAATACTCCGGCCAGGCGTTGAAATAGCCGGTGGGCCTCACGGCCGGCAGCTGCGCGAACACGTCCGCTGCGCTCTCGAGCCGGTCCTGCACGCGCGCCATCGTCCACTCAGTCATGGCGCGCCTCCCGGTCCTGCTGCCCGTAGAGACGCTCGCCCAGCTGCCGGACGAGCTCGCGCTCGGGCCAGGTCAGCCGGTCGTCGTCGACCGAGACGGCGAGCACGCCTTGTTCGCGCCATCCGTCGCGCTTGACCTGCTGGGGATCGCGGCGGCGTCCGCCGTAGCCCTTGGGCGTGAACCGCATGCCGCTCATGCCACGCCTCCCTTCGTCTCCAGCGCCCAGAGCAGGATCGCGATGGCGTCGGCCTCGTTGTCGTCGGCCGGGCTGAAACCCCGGGCCCGGGCGGCCGCGATCATGGCGTCCTTGTTGGCGTTGCCCTTGCCGGTGGCGAAGCGCTTGATCGTGCCCACCGGGACGCCCTCGTAGGGCACGCCGCGCAGCTCTGCCCACGAGGTCAGCGTGGCCATG